TAGTTGCAAGACTCACGTGATAAAATAATTTGTTCTTATTTGCAAAAGGAGATTAAAATGGCATCAAGTAAGCCTGTTTGGGAAAAACAACGGCCAAAATCATTAGGTAAGCCTAAGCCTCTTTCGCCGCAGAAGAAGTCTGCAGCAAAAGCAAGAGCTAAAGCAGCAGGCCGACCCTATCCTAATTTGGTTGACAATATGGCTATGGCTAGGAAGCGGAGCAAGTAAGCATGACAACTGCCGCAGTAATGACCTATGACTCCTTGGTGGAGAACATCCAGTCTTATTTGGAGAGGAATGACGCCTCTACCTTGGCAAAGATTCCGCTTTTCATTATGTTGGCTGAGCAGATCATTGCTAGTCAGATTAAGTTCTTAGGCAACTTAACGGTCAACACCAGCGCCATGACAGCCGGTCAAGCCACGATTGACAAGCCTGCAAGGTGGCATAAGACGGTCTCTATGAATGTAACTGTAAATGGTGATCGTCAGCCTGTGCTGCTTCGCAAGTATGAGTATCTTCGTAGCTACTGGCCTGACCCATCCGCAACAGGCACGCCTCTGTATTATTGTGACTACGACTATACACACTGGATGGTAGCGCCTACGCCTAGCGCGGCCTACAACTTTGAGGTACTCTACTATGAACGAGTACAGCCTCTGGATTCATCAAACCAAAGCAATTGGTTTACTACCTACGCCCCGCAAGCTTTGCTCTACGGGTCCCTTTTGCAAGCTATGCCGTTCCTCAAGAACGATGAGCGTATGCCAATGTGGCAGCAAAACTATGAGTTGATTATGCAAACATTGATGGCAGAAGATAAGCTTCGCATTGCAGATCGTCAAGCCATAGCGGTTGATAGTTAAGGACTAACATGAGCTATAACTCGCCATTTACAGGCAACGTCATTCAGCCAACTGACGTTTCGTATCGCGCCGTTACGCTGAGCGCAAATACGCAGCTAAACTGGCCAATCAATGGCAACGCCACAGATGACTACGCAGCGCGTATTATGCAGGTCACGGCTACAACAGCAGGCTTAAGCCTGTATATGCCCCCTGCAAATCAAGCATCAGTAGGTCAAGATGCCTTGATTCGTAATGTTGGCGCAAACACGTTTACGGTTAAAGACTTTGCCGGCACTAACACGATCATCTCTGTTGCTGCCGGCCAGTCAATGTATGTTTATATTACTGCAAACCCTACAACAACAGGCACGTGGGGAATCATTGCCTTTGGCACAGGCACATCTTCAGCCGATGCTGCCACGTTAGCTGGTTATGGGTTGGTTGCAAGCGGCACGACTTTAAACCAAAGTCACCCTACGCAGTCAATTGTTACTGGCGGGGCTTTTGCCGCTACAGATCGAGCTCAGACATTAGTGTGGTCAGGCGGTGCAGGTACATATACACTACCATCCGCGTCTTCATTGGGTAATAACTGGTTCACGCTATTTAAAAATAATGGAACAGGCTCAATGGTTGTTTCAGCCGGTGACAATATTGATGGCTCTTCTACAAAGACGTTTGCGCCTACTGAGTCAGCATTTATTGTTTGTACAGGCGCAACTTACGTTACAGTTGGCTACGGTGTTAGCTCACAGTTTTTCTACACGTCATTAGTTAAGGCAGTTGTTACTGGCTCGTATACTTTAAGCGCAAGCGAGGCGTCCAATACCATTCAAACATATACAGGCACGCTTACAGGCAATGTCACAATAGTCTACCCACCAGTGGTAAATCTATATGTAATTAAGAACTCTACTACGGCAGGTGGCTATACATTTACTGTTGGCACAGGCTCTGGAACTTCTGTAACAATTCCAGCAGGACAACAAGTTACGTTGGCTTGTGATGGCACTAACTTCTTTAATGCCAATACTTCACAGGCTGGCGCAATAACCACTGTTGCGTTATCTGACGGAAATGTTACCAACCCTTCTCTTAGTTTTGCTAGCGAATCAAATACAGGTGTTTATCGTGCAAGCGCAGGGCAATTTAATACTGCCATTTTAGGCGTTTTACGATCAACGCTTTCTGCAACAGGCTTAACCATAGCAGGCTCAGTATCCGGAACATCAGGCACGTTTAGTAGTACTGTTTCAGGCACTACGGGTACATTTACTAGTGGTGTTTCTGGCGGAACATTCTAATGACAAAAAAGGTTTTTGCGCTTGACACAAAGCCCGGGATTCAACGGGATGGCACTGTCTTTGACAAAGATTTTTATAATGATGGTCGTTGGGTTAGATTTCAACGCGGACGGCCTCGTAAAGTAGGTGGCTATAGGCAAATCACAGCTAACTTGTCAGGCCCATCACGTGGTGTGTATGTTAATCCGCAGCAAAGCTTTAACAACGTCTTTAGTGGTCATTCACAAGGCTTGCAACTACTGCCTATTGACAATAACGGTGTAGGCTCTGGCATTACAGATATGACTTTGTCAGGCTTTACGTCAAACGACAACAACCTTTGGCAGTTTGATACTTTTTATGACGGCACAGGCGCAGGCACTAATTTGCTGTTGGCACATGCAGGTCAAAACCTTTCACTAATTGACAATAACACCAATACACCGGTTCTTGGTGGTAACATCAACGGCACAAGTTTAGCACCTATTGGCGTGTTTACTGCTGTTGCTGCAACTATTACTAATACTTCAGCCACTATCACAATGGCTGCAACAAATACGCAAATTGGCGCAGGCCAGTTAGTAACAGGCACGGGCATTCCGGCTGGCGCCACTGTAGTATCAATTGCGTCCACAACGCTAACAATCTCAGCGCCTGCAACTGCTACAGGCTCCAGCATCACCTTAACTTTTGACAATCAAGTTTCAGTGTCTGGTGGTGTAGTTACTTTGCACCCTTACGTGTTTGTCTATGGCAATGATGGTCTAATTAAGAATTGCTCAGCTGGAAATGTGAATGATTGGGTATCTGCTGATGCCAACGAGGTCTCAGTGGCCACCGGCAAGATTGTCCAAGGATTACCTGTACGTGGTGGATCAAATGCGCCATCGGGCCTCTTTTGGAGTTTGGATTCTTTGATTCGAGTTTCATTTATTGGTGGTGCAGGCACCCCTCCGCAGTTTTGGCGGTATGACTTAATCACCAGTCAATCCTCAATTCTTTCAAGCCAGTCGGTAATTGAGTACGACGGTGTGTATTACTGGTGCGGCGTTGACCGGTTTTTGCTTTACAACGGCGTTGTAAAAGAGATTTCTAATACTTTTAATCAAAACTACTTTTTTGACAACTTAAATTACGCGCAGCGTGAAAAGATTTGGGTATCAAAGGTTCCACGTTTTGGCGAGATTTGGTGGTTCTACCCATCAGGCAACGCCACCGAGTGCAATAACGCAATTATTTACAACACACGTGAAAATATATGGTATGACGCAGGCTTTGCATTAGGCGCTCAGCGATCTGCAGGTTACTTTTCTCAAGTATTTCACTTTCCTATTGCCGCGGAGTGGAACCTCAACGCCTCAGGCGGTGTTAACGGCATAACCATTACCAACGCCGGATCTGCGTATACCAATGGTACGTATACCAACCAAGCATTGACAGGCGGAGGTGGCTTAGGCGCAACAGCTACAATTGTGGTTGCTGGTGGTATTGTGACTTCTGTCACGATATTTAACAAAGGCAAGAACTATGTTGTTGGCAACACACTATCAGCAGCAATTCCTGCTGGTGCGGGTTTAGTGATTACTGTCACTGCAACTGTTAACTTTGTAACCTTGTGGCAACATGAGATAGGCACGGACGCTGTGCAAGATACTGCGTCACTTGCCATTGAGTCATATTTTGAGACAAATGACCTTGGTTGGGTATCCGGTGGACCTTCACAGCCAAGTCCAGTTGGTGAAAACAGATGGCTACGGTTGGAAAGGGTTGAGCCTGACTTTATTCAGTCCGGTGAGATGGAGTTGTATGTTACCGGCAACTCATTTGCCACCTCAACCGATGAAGTGACTGGGCCTTACATATTTGAGCCTGACACTCTTAAGATTGACATGCGTGAGCAACGTCGTGAATTGCGATTAAAGTTTGTTTCCAACATATCCGGTGGTGATTATCAGCTGGGTAAAGTTATACTAAACGCTGATATTGGCGACGTAAGACCGTAATGTCTAATGTACTTAACGTTGCTCAGGTTTATGACCCTAGGTATCACACCTTTGAGTCATGGGCTTGTCTTATGGTTGAGCTATACGCTGCTCAGCAACTATCAATTCCCGATGCAAATACTGATTGGAAAACGTGGGGTGCAGGATTAAAATCCATTGACGTGTTTACCAATGAAGGTATTCCCGGACCGTATCAATATGATGATTGGCAAGAGTGGGCTGAGCAGCTTGTCAACGCAGTTAACCCAGCAACGAGTTAAATATGCCAGTAAGAGACTCATATCGCACAAATCTTTTTGAAGATCGAGAAGTGTATTCACCGCCTGCAATATCTGATGCGCAAATTGCAGAGTTTGTTGCTGCAAATATTAGCAATCCTGCTGCAATTGCTGCAGCGGCTGAGGCGTACGGCATCTCAACTGCTGACATTTCACGTGCAACAGGGTATGCGCCTAGCACAATTAACACGTATTTTGAAACTGCAAGCGTTCCTCCACCTGCGCCCGTATACACACCACCACCTGAGCCCGTATACACACCACCACCTGAGCCTGTATACACGCCACCACCAGTTTATACGCCGCCACCTGCACCAGAAGTTGATTAC